AATTTACGGTTAATAGGCATCTAATTTACCCCCTTAAGCCCTTATGCCTGTAATCTTACAAATTCTGTTAGTCAATCCATCACCAGCAGTATATCCGCTATCTTGGTGTTCGTGAACTACTGAACCGAAGTAAGAAGTTAACAACCAATCATATCCGATACCCGGAAGACGAGTCAATTCTGTTTCCATAAAGCCCGGCCCATTGTATTGGAAGAATTCAGCAGTTTCAGCACCCGGAATTAAAAGTATTCCATCATTTCCTAATGCGCCACTTGCTCCGTAATCTCTTGAATAGTAAACACTTAAGTTTGCTATTCTACCCATGTGGGATTGAAGAGACTCTACTACGTTACCAAACAATTGTGTGTTTAGCATAGCACTTCTCTTGTCAGCAGGAAGGATAAGAGCCATAGACTCATCACCGGAAACTCTAGCGTTAGCGAAGATTTTATCCATAGCGGCCAAAAGGTCGCCTTCTTCATCTGCACCTGCACTACCGAATGTTGCAGTAGCGGCTTGAGTTTGTCTTGCTCCACCAAGTAATTTTGCTAGTAAGTGATTATCAATTGTATCAGCCCTTGCTCGGATAATTCCTAACTGTTGCCTGTCAATATTTTCCCATGATTCTCCACGAAGACGTACTGAATCTAAGAAAGTAACTCTACCTTGTCCTTTTTCTAACTTAACATTGTATGATGAACTTCCAATTTTGGTTGGGTCAACTATTGCGTTATCATCTAATGGGTAAGAGAAAGTTCCACCTACTCCTGTGTACCATTTGAAATCCATCCACGGAACGGAGCGAACTCCAACAACATTTGTTCCTACTGATATAGTAAGAGACTGTAATTGAATAAAGTCTCTTAGTGTTTGCTCAAGAACTGCATCTCCTGTGGAGAACGGCCCTGCGCTTGCTTCTACTTTTAATATTTCTTCTAATGTGTTATTTGCCATTTCATTCATCTCCCTTAAGCGTTTGCCCCTGCTTCTGCACTATGTGTAGCAACTGGAATCATTTGTCCTTCTGTAGCACTAGCATCGCCAACACCATTTAGTACCAAAGCACTTGTTGTTAGTGCTTCACCAATATATATTCCTATTTTTTTATCTGAACCAGCAACATTAGTAGCAAGACCATTTGCCCCACCATAAAGAAGACCGCCCGGAATTAAAGTTTGTCCAGCAATTGCTTGTACCATTAATACTCCACCTAGAGGATAATATCCTACTGTTGCACCTGCAACTTCTAAAACTTGTTCTGCATCTCTTGAACTGTTACCTGCACTAACTCCTAAAACGAATTTTGCAGAAGTACCTAATGATGCTTTTGCATCACTAACATCAAAGTAAAGTAATTTACCCGGCCCTTTTACAACTTGTGCGTCTTTTAATACTATATTTCTTATATCTTCCATATTAGGCATTTTAATTCATCTCCTTTATTTCATTGTATAGTGGCGCTCTCATTTCTGATTTTTCATCGCCCGCTAATGTTCCATTCCATGCTTTAGCCCAAGCGTTCCATGCTCGGCCATAAAGTCCTTCGTCAGTTTCTACAAGAGTACCGTTTAGGTAATTTGCTACTACTGATGTTGATTTTATTTCTTCGGAAGCAATAACTGGCGCTTCTGATGCAATCTCATCTACTGGCTTCATCTCTACAGGAGTTTCTACCGGATGGGATGCTTCCCAACTTGCTATCAAAGTATGTAATGTTTCTGCCTTAAGGTCATCGTGACCGGACATTCCCATTTCTGATGCTTTAGTTACTAAAGTCATTCTTGCTTCTTCAAGTCTTGTTTCTTCTAGCGTTTCAAATTCTGTTACTTTACTATTAGCCATAACCAAGTCTGCTTTTAGAGCCTCGATTTGTGCTTCGTAGTCTGTTGTCTCTTCTGCCTCTGTCATAATAATTCCTCTCGGTTCTTGCTCTTTGTCAGATATAGAATGACTTATAATAGTTGCCTCAATCACATCGGGTTTTTCTATTTTAGTAATCTTTTCTATGTTTGCTCTTGTGTAAGCCGGGCGATGAACGATAGCCAAATGGTCAAAAGTAAAGTCTTCTCCAAAGACTATTCCGTTGTCATCTGCTGATACAGGAATTCCCGAACCACCGATAGAAACACCGTATTCCGGTTTTAACCATAATCCCGATTCTGCGGCCTCAAATAACTCCGGCCTTAGTATATGTGCTATGTATCTAACTTCATACCCACCGGCTATTGTTGGAAGAAAGGTAGCGGATTTGATATATCCAACATTAGCCATATCTACCCCCCCGGAGATATTTCTGTCAAATCCAGCCCCACCTTCTAGTGGGTCGGGATGGTTTAAAGTTAAATCCGCTCCTTCCATCTGTCTAGCAACATTTCTTGCGCCTTCTGATGTAATAGACCAAGAATTTTTATTCATACCTTCATGGAAGGCTATACCACTTATTTCTATAATTGTATTTCCTGTAGTAGCCTCTACAAAGGTATTAGTAGAATCTACACTTAAGTCTAAAGTAACTGCTACCCTTTTACATTCCCCATTTATAAGTTCTTCACCTACAGGACAAGTACAATTGTCAGAAGCGTATTTTTTATAACCTGCTTCTTCTTCTTTGTAACTTTCTACTTTAAACTCATGCCCTTTGTGTGCTAACATACAAGCCTCTTCTGAATTACCTGCTTCTGTACATCGAGACATAAAAGAATTGTGACTTTCTGTATCATTAGGACTAGGAACTGCCGCTACCATATCAGCCGAATCTATATTACTTGCGTCACCAAGACAAACACCCGCAGTTTCACATTTTTGTGGTTCTACACAAGAATCGCAACCTGTTGCTTCTGCAAACACATCTTCTGTAGGTGTTTTGATGATTTGATGAATACCCATAGTAACTAAAGAAAAATGGTGTTTTATTAACTTATCTTATAATCACGCTAGAACTGGCGATTCTCCTTCGGCAAGAGGGGCAGATTCAGCCTCTACTTCATTTTTCTCTATCCATGCTTGAAGTGATTCGGGAACTTCATCATCGGGAAAGATTGCATCTACAGGACATTCCGGTACACAAGCCCCACAATCTATACAGTCATCGGGGTCTATTACTAAATAAGTATCCATCTCTCTAAAGGCATCAACTGGACATACTGAAACACAATCTTGATATTTGTGATTGATACAGGCATCGGTTACTACATAAGTCATTTTTTCTTTCTCCTATTTAAAAACCATAATACTATAAAGTCATATATAATTAAAGGAAAATACATACACATGACTACTATTATACCACAAGATAAACCAAAATATTCTCTATATGTTATTAAGATTTTAACCACTCCACAAATTGCCATAATATTGCTAATAAAGACGCTAAACTTATTAGTAACATTTTTAAGTTACCTAATAAACTATCTATATCTTCTACACACCCATCTAATTCTTGGATGATGTTTTCGTCTTCTTCCTCGCTGTCCACAATACTATATACCTACAGTGACTTAGAAATATTACTTCTTCTTGCCGCTTGGTTCATCGGTTTCATCAAAATCTTGGTAATCAAGAATATCATCGGGTGTTCTTTTATGTGTAGTATTAAACTCATCCATAGCCAAATCGTGCTTTTGTCTTAATGACTCCATACTAAGGTCATGTTTAATTTTGTGTTCTTCAAGCATTCTAATGTGGGACTTTTCTGCTTCGGTAGCATTTACATCTGCTTGTAATTCTTCCGGCAAAATGTTAATTTTTGCAGTTTCTTTACCCTTAAACAAATCTAATACATTTGTTATAATAAGAAGTGCCGGCCCACCAAGTAGACCTATTACTGTTAATTGTGAATCTGATATATCTCTTTGTTCGACTATACTAAAGTAAGAAGCAGTAGCCGCTATGACTACCCAAGCCATAACTACACCTAAACCAAACACTAACATTAGTTTGTCATTAGGCCCGCTACTCTTCGACATGATTATTAAAGGAAGCGGCTGATTTATCAATATATTTATTCAGCATCTACTATATCGGTTGCACCCGGTTGAGTATTTTCTCTAGGAACTTCACCAACTTCACTAGGAGAATTCATGTCTAATCTCTTCTCTCCTTCTGCTCCTATTAAGGGAAGATTAAGCATTTCTAAACTTTGATTTAGTGTAATAAGTCCGTTAGTGTAGCCCATTGTAACTCTTTGCATAGTATTAAGTGGAGTCTCGGTGTCCATAGTATCAAACTCTATTTGTGGTAAATCTTGCATTGTGTGAGGAATATTTAGTAAATTTAAATGAAGACTAAATAATTTACTACAAGAATCGTGACAAATTCTGTGCATACGACTTATTGCTTGTACGGCCCACATATTAGCATTGAATGTTGCCGCAAACGTAGAACCTTTTTCTTGACCGGATGCTACTCTTGGAACTTGCAGAACTGCCGCTATGTCACCATTTACACTATCTAGGAAATCAGAACTGTTAGGTAAAGCATTTTCAAGATTAACGTGATGTAATTCTACATAGTGAGGAAGTACAGGTATTTGGTCGCCACGCAATCCTTCAAATAAACCAATAACTTCATTCATAATATGATTTAGTCTATCGCTTTGTTCTGCGGGGTCAGTAATGTGTTCAATAGCATCTTTACTAATAGTAATGTATTGTTTGGTCATAGCATCTTCAAGACTTATACGATTATTCATCGTATTGTACTTCATTCGTATTGGTTGTTTTAGTGACGTAAATCTTGACGCACCCCATATACCATATGTGGTTCTGCCTTTGTTATCTACAAACCAATTACTTCTAGCATCTATTTTAATGTGCATAATTTCATTAGCGTTAAATTTTTTCACCCCTAACTTCATTTCACGCAAAATATAATATAACGCTCTTGTTATAGGATTATCTTGGTCGGCATTAAATATGCTTCCTAGTTCCCCTCGCTCATCTACTATTGTCATTTGTTTGACGGGTAAACTTTGTAAGTCAGTTATACCTACACCTTGCTTGCCGACTATTTTGTTAATGTCATTTCCGTAAACCATTAGTCCACGCATAGCATTAATTAAGAAATCATCAAAATCTAGGGTTTCTTCTACTAATGTTTTTATAGCGTTTCTTATTGTAGCATTCTTACCTTTAGTATAATTAACTTCATAATTATTACCTGTAAGTGAAACGGCTCTTACTGCCCCATTTAATTCAGGGTCAAGTTTTAACATATTGTCAAACAAATCAAACTCACTATCATATTTACTATCAGAGCGTAATTTTTCTGTATCTCTTACTAAGTCCGGTATTCCCGCAACAGAATTAAATTTCTGATTACTGGGCATTCTTATAGGTATTTTTTCTTCTGCGACTACATTTTTTCCAAACGGCCACCATGCTCTGCGCTCTGACATATATCCTCCACATTTCTAATGTTTTTTAAACAATTCGGTTAATTTATTCTTTTTTTTCGATTATTAACAAAAATAATAAAACGCAATACTGCAAGCAAGTTGCTAATTAATTTTATTTCTTCAATAACATATTTCTTAAGGGGGTTTTAGAAACATATCTTTGAACAATAAAAAGAATTACAAAAAACGATTAACTGCAATCCATTAATTCTTTCTAGGGTGATATATTTAGCACAAAAGAATTAACTTTATTACCTGTTTGATGTTCGCTAAGTATATGGGAAGCGAGCCTAAACCGCTATTTGATAGAAAAATAAGTAATGACCTAATAACTCGTCATGCTACAAACGGTTGGAGAAATAGAAAAGACTTTGCTACTTTTTTACACGACTTAGAACCAAGTAGAACACAACATGCTTGGGAATGTGCTATTAGTAGATGGGTAATTAAAGATTCTACAAATAAAGTGGTATATTTACAAGATGAAGAATTACATATTAAATTACCTGTATCTACCGCTAAAACATGGTATGATGGTTCAAAAGACGTTTATCTAACTTTTTTGAAAGTAGCAACTACTATTCTCAAAGTGAAGGGAACTAAACATAGAATGATGAAGAAAGCATATTCTAATCAATTTAATACTACGGGTTCTGAACAAATGAGCATTAAAGATATGGCTATAGAATTTGAAATGCCTGTTGCATGGATGCAAGAATATGTTAGAAATAACAAATGGAGTCATGCTATGAGCATCTTTACTGATGAAGAAATTTCTGAACTTGACGAAGATGCTTTAGAACAGTTAGCATTTGAAGAAAAGAAAAAATCTATTGATTTTCTACTAAAAAGAAAGATGAGAAGAAAGGTAGAAAACGATGCTATGAAAATGCAACAATTAGATGTAACACTACTAAACGAATTTAGAGAACTTGTATCTACTACTAAGATAACAATTCCTAGAAAAAAGAGATTACCTAAAGATTCTAATTTATCTGTTGTTATATCTCCTACTGATTTACATTATGGTAAATATGGTTGGGAAGATGAAGTAGGTGAAACATATACTATGGATGAGGCTAAACATAGATTAATGGATAGAACACAAAACTTGATAGATAGACTCCCGGCTATTCCCGAAAGAATATTTGTAACTGCTGGTAGCGATTGGTTTCATGTAGATAACGAAGATGGCACTACTACACAAGGTACTGCACAAGATAGAGATGGTTCACCTGCTAAAATATTAATGGGTGGATGTAGATTAGCAAGAGAACATATAGATATGTTAGCGGGCATAGCGCCTGTCACCGTTGTATTTATGCGTGGTAATCACGATAGACATACTTCACTAGCACTTATGATGTATTTAGATGCAGTTTATGAAAACACAGAACAAGTTACAGTAATTAATTCTCCAAAGTTAAGACAATACATACAATGGGGTAATAACCTTCTAGGATTTACACACGGAGATGGAGCAAAAAGTATTGACTTACCTGCGTTAATGTCTACAGAGGCAAGAGAACAATGGGCTGAATCTCGACATCACACTTGGTTTCACGGACATTTACATCACATTAAAACTACAGAAAAACATGATTGCATGATTATTCAATTACCTAGTTTAGCAGGGCATGATAGATGGCATTATAGAAAAGGCTACGTTATGGCTAGACCCGGTATTTACGCGCATTTGTTAGATAAAGATTTAGGTGTAGTAGGAAATATATTCGCTCCGGTGGTGTAAATGGACATAAATTTTTCAATGGAAAGGTCACGCACAGATGTTTCTTATTTTTATCGTTGGTTAGGTTATACTTGGGGCAAACACATTGGCGAATGGATGGAAATGTATGGAACAAGGGGAGATGTGCAAGTTCATCGAGTTTGTATTATTGCACCGCGTGACCATAGTAAGTCTACTACTTTGCGTGTTAAATTATTACATTGTGCGTTGTTTGAACAATGGAGAAATAAACCTTTTAGTTGTTGGATGTTTTCAGCCAGTAAAGACTTAGCAGTTAGAAGGTTAGAAGAAATAAGGGAAGACTTAAAACGACACCCGCAATTGAGCCGCTATTTAGATACACGAAGGGGTAATAAACTTGAACTACGATTTACAAACGGCGCGTGGATTCGTGCAACCTCGGTGGGTAGTGCTATTCGTGGAGAACACCCCGCTTGTATTGCTTTTGATGACGTATTAGATGATAGTGGAGATAACACTTCTTTTAGTAATACTGCACAATGGTTTAGAAAGAAAGTTACACCTATGTTGTCGCCGGGAACTTCTATTTATTGTGTTGGTACACCTATGTCCATGACAGACCTGTATCATACTGAAATGTTAGAAAACAAGGCTTGGGTAAGCGGAGTTTGGTCTGCCGTGTTAAATTGGGATGAATATAAACAAGACCCCGAAAATATAACTCCTATTGAGTTATGGCCGGAGTTTAGACCAATTGATTTCTTATTAGAACAAAAAGAGGCTATGGGAGAATTATCTTTTGTGCAAGAGTATTTGTGTAAAGTTATTGACGATGAAGCCGCAGTATTCCCTAGAGCCTTAACTAGAAAACATTTAGACCTTGATGTAGTGTTTGAGGCAGAAAAAAATCACAATGAAGTTTATTGTGTTGGTTTTGACCCTGCTCATGGTTTAGGACAAGATTACAGTGTGATGGTATGTCTTAGACAAGATAGTGACGGTTTTGTTCATCTTGTAAATATATGGAGAAGAAATGACTTTCCACCGGATAAACAAGCAGATATGTTAATTGAATGGAATAAGAGATATGGTTCGCCTATGTTTGCTATTGAGGCAGTAGGATTTCAACAAATGTATGAAAGTCTAATTAATCAGAAGGGAGCAGTTCTTGACTATCGTGAAAGTAAAGTTAGCAATAGAACATTAAAACAAGGTTTGATGAATCGTTTAAGAGTATGGTTTGAGCGTGAGTTAATTATCTTGCCATATGGTAGCGACCATACTAGAAAGGTTATAAATCTGTTATTAGAAGAATTAGAAACACACGCTTGGAGAGATGGCATTATTATAGATTTAGGTCGTCATAATGACTTAGTAATGGCTTTGGCTCATGCAATAGACCAATTCCAACATAAATCAATAGGTGTACCCGTTTTAATGAAAACTGCTAGGCAAGGAGAATGGAATGGTGGAGTAGCAGGGCCACAAAGAACTTCTAGTCATAGTTTGGGTGGTCGTGTAATAAATAGAAGAGGGTTATAATGATGGCGCGTGGTTATGCTAGTAGAAAAGGACCAAAAAGTCGAAAGAGTGTTATCAAGAACTCTCTCATAGAATTATTTGAGGGTGATTATTTTAATGAGTGGCGTACAAGTGCTGAAATTGCCGATGAAGTAACTAAAAGTCTTAGTAAACATTGGGGTGGCGTTTCATCCCATGTAATCGGCAGTATCATGGTAAGACATCTTAAAACCCATAATATTATTCGCAAATATAAATTTGGTGTTAGTGGCGCAGTACGCTATATTAGTCAAGAAGGTTTTGATGCTTTATAAAGCGTTTTCAAAAAAATAAAAAATTTTTCAAGAGGTGGCGGCCATGGTGGAGATGTGCCCTTAAGCGTGTTTTTGGATGGTTTGCCAAAAAACGCCCATAATAGGGCCTATCTCTTGCGTAAAAAACGGCTGGGCGGCAAGAGTACCTAAACTATCTAAAGTACCGGCTATGGGCCTTGAAATAGCCCAATATTGGGTATTTCGTGCCTATTACTATGTAGGGGCTGAGAAGAGGATATCTTTCTCAGCCCCAAAGTGGACTGTTGAGGTCTTGAGTATCATGATTCAATCTTGA